TAAGGTAAGTAGGAATCTTATCGTAAACCTTGCAAGAAGATAATACAGTTGCCGCGATTGCTGCGAATAGGAGGAGTTTTTTCATTTTAGTTTACTTTTAATTTTGAATGATAACTAAGTATTGAGTTAGTTTCTATTTGTTTGAATCGTATGGCGTGTATTTACTAGTTTCATTTTTCATATCGTATTCCATTGTGCCTCGAAGTGTAAAATCTTTATCTAAAAACGAACTGATAATAGTATGAGTATCTAATGGGTATGGTTTTGAAAATTGGCTCATGTGGTCAATCGTTTTATTTGATTCGATAAGCATTTTTGCCAACTGCTCCTTATCGCACTTCATATACATTTCCAACTTATCCTCGTCAGTCTGCTCAATTATCTGCATCATAATTTGAATTTTGATTTTTTGTTTTTTAATCGGTTATACTTCGGTGATGCGTTTAATCGGTCAGTTAGTATTTTAATCAGTAACTGCTTTTCTGTTTCGTCTAACTCCTTTGCTTCATAATAAACCTTATCCGCTACACTTAATTCAGGATGCCCCTCTAAATCTCCAAACATTTCATCAGCTAACCTGTTACGCTTATCTGCTATCTTTTTTACCTGCGATTCTGTTAGCGTTGGTTTAGTTACTTCAAACTTCGCCTCCTGTATCTTTTCATTAGGCATACCATTTTCAACCGCCTTTGATACGCCTGTGATTGCATTGAATAAAGCAGTTAGCCACTCGAACATTATTCAGATTCTACTTTAATTCTATCTGGCAATATGCCAGCTATACTGAAATAGCTTGTTTGTTTTTGGCTTTGTCGGTTATCCTCTAACACGCTTATTCTAACTTCATGGTCGTGAACCGCGTCTATTGTTTTTTCGGCAACCGAGTAATATTTATTACCAACAAAAGCCAACCCTGCCAGAGAAATAGTATTTACCCATTTGTGCAAATCAATCTTTGAAGTAGGAAATGTTGCCATGCTTTATTCAACTGTTTTTACTCCCGTTAGCTTTTCAATTACTTTCAATAATCCACCGCTTGAACCTGTTACGGTAAGTATGTAAACTTTTACCGCGTCTGTTATCCATTCGGACGGCATCGGTGCGATAAAAGCTGTTACAACCAAGCACACAATAATAGTAGTATTTGCTAAAAGTTTCAACCATTTTGGGCTTTCATTTTCTACTTGCCCTAATCCGAATTTTGTTTGTGTTGCCATGTTCCTTTATTTTATGTTTGCGAAATATCCAAGATTGGTGAAATATATTTTAGCCTGTTGTAAGCAGTATTTTATGATGTTCGTTTCTCCTTCGGGTATTTTATAATACTGCGCTTGAATAGGGACATCAGTTACCCCAAACAATTTACCGCCCTCTTTTTTATAGACGGTAAATGTAACAGATGCAGAACTATCCACACCATCGTAAATTACTTTTTCTACTAGGTAAACTTTATTAAAAGTAACACTACTATCACCGTCTAAATAAATCTGCTTAGTGTTTGGCAATAATAAAATACCTGCACTTGCATTAAGTGAGTAGAAAAGAATTGAAAGAAGAAATAGTTTTTTCATATAGTTGTTTAAAAAGTTATCCAATTTGCTCCATCGCTCATTACCCTTAATGGCGTTAGTGTTGTTACGTTATAAGTTGATGGAATAAGACCATCAATAGTTTGAGATGAAGTAGACGCAATAGTTATTGTTGTTGCCGAGCCTGTATTTTTAATTATATATTCCCGTCCCGTTATGCCTACTGCCGTTGGTAGTGTTATGGTAAAACTATTAGCGGTGCAATTAACTAACCTGTCATCAATAGTTAATGTGTAGTTTGCTGTTTTTGCTACATATCCTGCCGCAAAAGAACCGCTTGATTGTAGGACAGAAGTAGCAGCAGCAACCACATCATTTCGGAAAAATCTTGTTCCACTTGTTCCAAATTGAACTATCCTATTGCTTGCTCCATCCAACGCATAGGTAGTTTGTATCCCTGATGCAGTTCCGCCAAACTGCCATAATTGACCTGTTGTTGATGTCTTGCCCCAAGCCATACAAACTCCATTCGTCCCTGAAGTATTATTTACATTTATCCCACATCCCGCCCCTGACATTGTTATCGTTCCTGCATCTACATAAATAGCATAATTGGTAGTGCCGCCCGATGAGCTAAATCTACCCGCTATATTTGTCCCTGCGCCTGTATGCACATTGTCAAAATCATGCGCTACCGTTATTTGTGATGCGTTTGCGTTTGCTCCGTATAAAGAATCTTTTGCGAGAATTTGCAAGTTTGAAGCCGCCCCCGTTGAACCTGACAATAATCTAAGGAATGTTCCTGCGCCTAAAGTGTTTGCCGTCCAAGTTTGTTCATAGTTTGCGTTGTCGATATTGTTGGCTCCCGTTGCTCCTATTAAAGTGTTTAGTGGCATTGATGTGGGAGTTGCTCCTGTTGCTCCTGTTGCCCCTGTGCTTCCAGTCGCGCCAGTAGCGCCCGTTGCGCCTGTTACTCCACCGCCTCCGCCCGCTTGCCAACTCGCCAAGCCATCCGCATCGCTCGTTAAAACATATCCGTTCGCTTGTGAACCGTCCGCTATTTTTATTCCGTTTCTGTGTATAGAAACTATCGGAGTTTCGTTGCTGTCTACCATAAACTTAAAAGCCGTATCAGCTAAAAGTTTTACGGCAAATGTTTTAGCGTATTCGCTTGTGGGCTTTTCGGTTACATGTGTTGCTAGCGTAAAACTATCCATTGCAAAAACTCCATGACCTTGCGGGAAATAACTTGACCCGCTTAATGTATCGCTAATAAAATACTGCCAGTGTCCGTAGTGTATGCCTAAAAAATTTATATCCCTATCTAGTGGAGGAGAGAAAACATTAAACTCTGTTGTAAAATTTCCCTTTGTTCCCTCGTTATCATACGCGCCCACCTGCCAATCCAAACCATTATACCTAACCCTAAGAACGCTACTCGTTGAATCTATGTCGCGACTTGCTTCAAGTCCAGTAGAATTAGAAGTCATTACCGAGTTAATAGCGGTATTTGAGTGTATAAATGTTGTATTAAGCGAATCCGATTGAGTGCCGCCATTTATAGCAGTCCCATCGCCCGAATTAAAAATAACCACTTGTGCATTATCCGATGGGAATGTAGTATCGTTTGCAAAAATAACTTGGTTTGCTCCCATTTGAATAGTTGCATCGCCTCTATTTAAAACACCGCCTAATCTTACATCGTTATCAACTACATTTAATCCTTGCGAAGCGGTTGCTGTATCTCCGCCACTTCCGCCGCCAGTCGCCCAATGAACGCGCCCCTCCGCGTCCGATGTTAGAACTTTTCCAGTCCCAAATCCGCCAAAGTTTAAACGCATTGCCTTACTAAATTGCGCCGTGTCCTTAAACCATGATTTGTTAGGATAAGGCGTGTAACCGATTTGGGCATTAGCAAAAAACGGAATCAATAAAAACAGTAATATCTTTCTCATAAGTATTCGCTACTATCGTAATCGCAACAATTATTTTTCTTCTTCTTGTTTACTGTATTCGGATAACCTACACCCCAAATCGCATAACCGCCCCTTGTAGGTAGGTTATTATCACAGCATTGATTAGGGTAGTTAGTCCCGTCAAACGTTCCGCTAACCGTGTTGAATTGCGTGTTTAGATTTGATAGATAAACGTTTATCAACTCCTTTGTTTCTGCCAATAATTCACCGCGTCTTTTATCGCTAATCTCTGCGCTCGTATCTTCGTTATTTTGACGCGCCCCGTATTGGGTAATATTCGCGCCATGCCACAATAAGAACCTCGAATAAGCACTCATTACAAAATAAGGCTTAATGAAGTCTACATAAAAAGCCATCAACTCCGTTTCGCTCCAGTTTGCATTTGTTGGCGATGGAGTAGAACCCGTGTTAGCGATTAAGCAAGTATAATAACGGTCAGAATATTTAACCTTATTGCCAACCACATAAGCCGTAGTATTTACCCATGTAGCCGAAGCCGCCAAATACGTATAAATATTGCCTAACATGGTATCGTTCAATACAGGCAAAACGTCCAAGTTATAAGCCTTGTTTACCGCCAACGTAACAAATCTATCTTCTATATTATTAGAGATTTGAGCGTAAGGCGCAAAGTCTGTTTTGGTTATGTATGGGAACGGTGTCATGGTGTAATTACTTTTGATTTATAGCCATACAAAGCCCGTATTTCGTCCTCTGTTAAGTATTGATAAACCGATTCGGGTATGTAGCTAACAGGCTTAAACGCTGATAATTTCCATTCTACCTGTGGGAACAATATTGTAAATGTTCTTTCGATTAAACGTTGCAAAGCGTTTACATTATTTGCTAATTCTAAAGAAGCATTTGCGATTGATTGTGTGTTACCTAATACAGCCGCGTCCGAATATCCAACTAAAACAGGGTGAACCCCAAATGAACGACATACGGCACGTTCGATTACATCGCGCTTACTATTTGAAGCATCCAAAATAGCTTTTGCATCGAACGTCTGCAATACAGGCAACTCATCTTTTGTTGCCGCCTCCATTACAAGCAACCTGTTACGCCCGCTTAATCCTTCTTCATTTTTATCGTGACCTGTAAAAGAAGCCAAAGCATCTTCCTGATAATCCCGCGCTGTCTTACCGTTGCTGTCCTTTGTAGTGTTATCTGTTTTGCCTACTAATGTAAGTATAGCAGACGGAACAAAACCATTCATAACGGCTTCTAAATCGTATCTTTGAATTTCTGCGCTGGTTAATACGTCCTCAATAGAAGCGTAATAATCGGGAACTGGATATTGCGGATTGTCGGGAGTAGGAAGATAGCAATACATTATCTCCCCTATATTTTTATACTGCTTAATCTGTGCCGCCAATTCAGCAGGTGTAATTTGCTCCCCTGCGAATTTAGGGTAATAAACATTTTGGTCTTTCTTGTATTGCTTAGTCCCCTTTGTTGGATTTACTAAAAAGTCACCGCGCAAAGTTTTACGAATCCATTGAAATGGAATGTGTTTGGCGGAAACTACTTTGCCCGTTGCATCGCGCCCGATGTTTAGCGCAAACCCTTTAAAGTAAGATAAATCATAAGCGATAGCGGATAGAACCGAATCGGATAACTGTTTATCGTTTACCTTAAACTCTTTAGCCGCGTCCTCAAATCCATCGGCTTGTATATATGAAGCAACCTTATTCGCGCACCGTTTAGCAACACCCGAATTGTTTAGATACTTAATTAAATTGTTTGGTAACAAGTCGGCATTGCCATACTTGTAAATGTTTTCCGAAGTGTTTATTAGTTCGGGAACGAATAGGTTTACAAACGAACGAGCGTAAGTCTTAGCCTTAAAAGAAAAATCTATTGCACTCATTCTAAATGTTTGTATCGTTCAACAACAACACCCGCTATTTCACTAAATCCTTTTCGATGTTTCACAAGCGGTTCTATTAAAGAATACACTTGATGTTTACTTTGTATTGAAGTCATGAAACCGTCCGCAGATTCGATTTCCTTTTCAAGACCTTTAATACACACATCATAAAAAGAACTGTTTACTACATACCCAAAAGTTCCCCAAATCTGCTTTACCTTTTTCAGTAAACTACCGACCTTGAAACCTTTTTTTGTCTCCGTTCCGTTAAGCCAAAGTGCATTCCAATCTTCGGGCAATTCACTTAATGCTTTTTGAAACTTCTCTTTAAATCCCCTTACCAAACTTGCATCGTCCTCTAAAATCAAAACGTAATCAAGCCCGTTTTCTTTTGCATAACGAATAGCTTTTAAATGCGATAAGATACAGCCTATTTGACCGTATCTTATGTTTGCGCTTTCTTCGCTTTTGCTTTTTATTTCTATTCTACTTCTTGCCTCACTACCGAACCCGTCTACCGCGTCAATCCTTACAATCTCTACTTCTTCGCGCTCGCAGTTTGCTTTAATTGCTTGCCATCGTTCTTTACTTCTTTCGAGATTGATAACAACGGTTGCGGTTCGGGCTGCCCCTCCATTAAATTTTTTTTTACAACGTCCGTTCCTGTGTAATCGGGATTTAATTCGATAATGTCTTTACGATACGCTCCCGAATTTAATATTGCCTCCGCTGTTGCATTGGATAAAGTTTCAGCAGTTATTTTGTGGCTTGTTCCGCCAATAGTAACAACTACTGTTTTATTTTTCCAGTTCTTTGTAAATCGGTATTTGCAATTTGTTTTACTCATAACTTCGCCCTTTGCGTTTTTCCATTTAATCAACTGCGCTATTGCTTCATTGTAGCAGTTGTTGCAGTTCTTTTTTACTGACTTCCCGTATATAGCGTGATAGACAGCGTTTATTTTTTCAACTTCACCGCTGTTTACAGCCTCCTTAACTTGCGCTAAAGATTCTTCACTATACGCTAATGCCATCCAAGTAAGTAATTGAATCCGCTAATGTGCCGCCGTTTAAGAACTTTTTAGGAGAAGTCAACTGCTCACCACTTAATGAAAGTTTGTAAGAAGTATCGTCCTGTAAAAGCGTTCCAGTTCCACCGCTACCCGCACTTGCATTTAAGCCCTGTGTAATTCCGTAAACCCAAATCTCACCGCTTTCAGATTGAAGTATAACAAATACATCATCAGCATTTACGAGGTTATCGTATGCGTCTATTTGTTCGGGAGTGTAAGGATAAAGAACTAAGTTAGCAGTGGTATTAAACGTATTAACGTTGTCGCCAGCCGTTAATTCAAATGTTCCGTTGTGCTTGCTTTTCTTACCGCTGAACTTATGTAAGCCATAAGCGGGAGAAGCCGTAGCAAAGGCAATCGTATCAATATACCCGTCCGCATCGGTTGTATAAGGGACTGTTGCAAGTTGGGAAAGTTGACCTATCCAAACGGTAGTTTTTACACCGCCTATTCTGTTAAGCCCAAGACAGGGGGATATAAGCCCGTCTAATAAATCTACGCAATCTGCCATTGTAATTATTTTTTAAAAGTTAAGGGGGAGAATTAACTCCCCCCTTTATTTTGTTTAGAAACCTGCTGTTGTGAAATATTCACCGTAACCAATTTGAATATCCAAATTGTATTTAGCGCGATACTTGTTTAACTCGGTGTTGTTATCATACCAAATTTCAAGTTCTTTGCCTGCACTTGGTGAATCAATAGCAACCTTAGTTTGGTCTTTCTTAGCCAAAACAATTCTGTATGGTTGGTCGGTTACTCCCGAATTGGTAAAGTCCGCTTCTAAGAACTCATCAACAATATCCAACACAATCATTTCGATACCGAAAAGAGAAGCTGGAACTTCACCGTTTATAAAGCGGGTTAAAGAAGTGTCTGTTGCTTGGTTACTTAAAAGGAAAGACTGCCATGCATCGTAAACGTTACGGGTAACATACCAAGCCATTTCAGAGTTTGGTGTTTGTTTCGCTCTGCGTGAACGCGCTGTGTAAATCGAAGTCATTGTAGCAACAAAGTTTGTTGTGTTCAAAGTTGTTGCGTTTACAGTTACGCCTGAATCAACCGTATCAGGGTCTGCGTTTACTTTCACATACCAACCGTCAATCATGTTGTAATCGGCAGAAGCTAAAGCGGTGTTTGCAAGTAAAGCGATACGTAAGAAATCACGCATAACCGCTTCTTCAACTACTTGTAAAAGTAGCTTTTGAATGTCGCCTGTTCCGTTAATCAAATCGGCTTTGTTGATACCTGTTTTACGAGCCATTGCAAGAATGGTGTTGTCAAACGTTTTGTAACATTGAGTTTTGTATGCTTCCAATTCAACGTATTGAATCTGCTTACGTGTTACGTCAATTCCATCGGTAGAATCTGTTGAACCGCAAGCTGTTTTTTCGCGGGTAATCTTACCGAGTGTTGAGTTAAAATAAAGCCACATATCGGTTTGTCCGTAAATGAACTCCCATCCTAAACTTGTTAGGGTAGGTTCTTCGATAATTGGTTTAATGAAGAAGCCTTTTGATTCTCCTTCAAATTGCACTACGCTGTCTACTATTGCCATGATGTTTTAATTTTAGTTTTTGTGGTTAAATGATTTTTACTTTAAGTGTTTAGCTAAATTTTCATTCAGCTTTTTATTTACTACAATAGGCTTTGTTTCTTCGTCACCCTTGAACGCTTGAAATTCGGGCTTTAATTCTCCTGTGCCTGTTACGAATTGTGCTTTTAGATTCTTGAACTCCTCTGTAACAGTTTTTGCCGCCTCGATAGCTTCCGCTTTCTCTGCTTTAACTGTTGTTAGTTCGGTTGTTGAATTTGCAATAGCGGTTTCCTTTTCTGCTAATTGCGCTTTTAGCTTTTCGTTTTCAGCTTTCAAAGCAGATACATCAGCCGCAGCCTCAATTTCTTCTTCGCTTGTTACCACTCCATCCTTAACAAGATATTTTTTGTCACCTATTGTGTGAACTCCATCGGGAGCAGGAGTAGTCAATGATTCGTCTGTAAATAGTTTTGAGCCAACTGCCAAAACTCCTTCGTAATAAACATCAACGCCCTCCGATGTTTTGGTAGTTTCGTTTTTGAATTTAGGCTTTAACAAAGCTGTAATTCTGTTTTCAAAATCGTTTAGTGATTTTAGAATATCCATGTTGTTGTTTTTATTGTTTGAGTTTACGAATGCGGCAAAACGGTATTCTTTACCGTCTGCGTTTATTAAATGTTTTTGAAATGCTTTTACATCGCCAATAACTTCATCAACAAACCCGAAGTCTTTAGCTTCCTGTGAAGTGAAAGAAGTTGTTGAAGCCATTTTATCCTTAATAAAAGAAACTTCCTTGCCTGTCACGCTCGAATAAAATTCTGCTATTCGTGTTTCGTTTTCTTGCAATGAAGTTGCCAATGCAGTTAAATCGCTTGCCTCCATTGGAGTTGGCGAATCGGGTGTCCAGTAAGGGTTATGTATAAAGTATTCGCTGTTCTTATTCATTGTGCGTTTACCGCCTTTTGAATTTGACTGAGCTACTATTGTAGCAATCGAACCACATAAGCCCTCAACAGTTGTATTTACTTTGTGACCTGTATTTTTTAAGGCATCATGTATAGCGAAGCCCTCTAAAACAGAACCGCCCCCGCTGTTAATGTGGACTGTCAGCTCATCAACTCCTGCTGGAGCTAATGCTAATTTTTCTCTTAGTGTTTTAGCGGAAAAGCCCTCACCGAAAAAATCACTTTGACCAATAAACCCGTCTATATAAATATCGTAGTTCATATTTCTACGAACAAAAAACGCACAATTAAAAATGCTTTATTAGATTTGTGCTACACATTTAAAATGAATGTGCCACAAAAACTTACTATGAAATATTTATCGCTACTGATTACAACGATTATCTTTTCTGCTTTATGCTATCTTGTTTTTTCGTTCGCTCATTGGAGTTTTAATATTACAGATTGGTGTGCGGTTACGAGATTACTTTGGTTGTTTACTTTAGTAGTTCCCGCGTATAACCACTCTAAAAAGTTTATTAAACTATGAGTAAAAAGAAATCTGAAAAGCAAGAATCAGAATTTACTAAAACGTATCGCTCCCGAATAAGCGGAACATTACGAAAGGACTTTGAATTTTATATGAGTTCACAAGGAATGAAAGAGGGCGAGGCTATCCGTGAATGTATAAAATGCCACATACGAAAGAAAGTAACAAGCCCCGATATTCAGATTCGTTTGCGTAGTATAGAAGTGTCATTGAGGGAACTTGTAAAAGAGATTGGTTAGTATGCGTATTGATAAATTCAATCATACCATTGACAACAATTCTCTTATATCCTACAAAAATAGAATTGGTATAAACTCAATGCCTATCGGTGAAGAATCAACTTCATTTAGAAAAATATTTAGAAAAGATTTTTTCAAGTGGATTGATGCTGTGCATAGACTTCCAGCACATACAAAAAATAGCATAGGTCAATTTATAGAATCGCATCTTGATGATGATTTTATTATAGAGGTGGATTCGCAACAAATAAAAAGCGGAAATGGATTTAATGCTATACTTGAAAAATATAGCGAAAGAACAGGATTTAGAATAAACTAAAAATAAATATGAAAAGACCTACGCCTTATCAAATAAAAAAAGCATACATTGAAGGTATGCCTATTGTGCAAATTATGCAAAAGCTAAATACTAACGAAACAAGGATAGCTAATATAGTTAATGCAGAAAAAATATGCAGGAAAGGAAGTCAATTTATTAAGCTACCAAATTCTACATTTGACCTTTTAGCCTAAGCCTCCGATAAATTCACACTCCTGTTAATATCCTTTTGTTTAGTATTCAACTCCACAATAGAAAGAACTGGAGCAGGTGCTAAGGCAAATCCATTACGTATAGCCTCACTCATCATTAAAGCTGAATCACTTTGCTTAACGGTTTCTCTTGCTAAGAATCCACCATCACCACCAACAGACGGAATGAAACCGCCCGCAAACATACCGCCTCCGAATTGGTAGTTAGGTTTATTGCCAACGCTCATTTCCATGTATGCAAGTTGCCTGTGATATTTACGTGTTGCCTTTGCAGTCAATACAGATTCGCCTTTACTTAAACGAGCGTCAATACTATCGCTTGTTTCTGTTCCCGCACCGTCTAATCCGATAACACCCTTTGCGAATTTAGGAGTAGCAGGAGGGTCGCCCGATTTAGTCAATATACCAATAGCCGAACCAATACCACCTAACACAGCACCGATACCCGTTCCTATTGCCACTATGTTAGCAGGAAAAGGAACTGATTGCGCTTGTAAGATTGCGCCTGTCAATGCAACCGCTGTATTGATACCGATTTGAAACAATGCCAACCCTTTAGCAAAAGCTGCGTTCGCTCCAGTTGCCGCAGCTACATCACCAATAAAACCTATTAAGCCATTTGCGATACCGCCCGAAAAGGCTAAGTATGCGCTATCTATTTCTTGCTTTTGTTTTATTGCGTCATTTTGCGCCTTGACATCGGATTCATAAAGTTGCTTCTTTTGAGCGTAGAACTCTGTATAAGTTTCTAAGTTACTTTCAGCAAATTGCCTATCAAGTTCATCCTGTGATTCGCCTGTTGTTTTAGATAAATCTAATTGCAATTGCGCGTTAATACCAAGTTGCGCGATAGCGGCATTGTGCTGATTTATGTTTTTAATCTGTTGGTCGTAAAGGTCTTTTTCGTCCGATACAGATTGAGAAATTAAGTCCGCTAAATCCGATTGTGTTTGCTTAAATTCCGCTAACTCCTTTTGCCTTAACTTAGCTTTTTCATCTCCGGTATCTTTTATGTTTGCCGTTGCCTCTTTTTCAAGTAGAATATTTATCCGCGTCTGACGTTGGTTCTCTGCGGTTATAGCTTGTAGTTGCGCCACTTCAACCTGTCCTTGTTTCTCAATTACTTTAGCCTGTTCTTCACCCGATAGCGTTCTGTTTTTGTTTTGTAGGTTAAGTGCGTTTAATTCGTCTTGGCGCAACTTTGCCAACTTTTTAGAGTTGCTTATTTCTAAGTCAGCTATTTGATTTGCAATAGCACTCCTTTCTTTTGATTGCTTTGTATTATCTTTTAGCGACCTTGTTAGTGCCGCTATCTTTTCATCCCCGACTGAAATTTCAGCGTTAAGTTTAGCGTTAGCAACAGTTAATTCATCAAACGCCTTGCTTGCATTATACCCCTCCTTAGCCGCTTGTGCCGTCCCGCTTGCTAACTTGCTTAAAAATTTTATAGGGTGAGTTATTGCCTCTGTTAGATTATCGAAACTGCTAACCGTGTTTACTATTGTATCAATGATAAACCCAAAGCCTTTATTCAATCCAGCTATCGCAAACGATACTTGGTCTGCTACTTCTTTATTCTGCGAAAATATTTGAACAAGCCCTGTAAGTAATGCAATAACCGCCCCGATAGGGTTTGCCTCCAATGCTAAATTTACTCCCTTTTGAGCCGTTGCGAATCCACCTAAAGCAGGTATGCCACTTGTAATAGTTGAGAACGCATCTTTAAAACTATCCCCGTAGTTCCCTACGTTTCTTCGCGTGTCACCTATTGCGCCCTCTTGCTTTTTTAGTTCGTCCGAAATCTTTTTAATTGTTGGTGCGAGTTTCTCCCTACCAACTTTATCAGCTTTTATATATTCCGTAGTTAGCGCGTTAAGTGTTTTTCTATTTTGGTCTACACTTTTATTTTCAGCATCGTAACTCTTTACAATCTCATTTATACTCCCGCCTAAAGCCAACTCCGCCTGTGTTAATCGCGTTATCGCGCCCGTCTGTTGTTGAACTGCCTTTGTTTGTGCCGCAACTAATCCAGCGGCTTTATTTGCCTGTTCGCTAAACTTCCCGTTGGCTTCAATAGCCAACTCCATATCGCGTTTGTAAATCTCTAATTGCGTTTGAGAATCCGCTAAACCTTTAGCTAAAGAAGTCACATCAACTTCAAATACTATTTTTTCATCAGCCATTGATATTAAGTTTTACAAGTTCGACAATGGTGGACTTATTTTCTGTGTAGCTAAATCCTTTTATGCTACTGATATAAAAATACGCTTCATGTTTCTTAATCCATACTGGGCGCGTGAAATCTATATCGCTCAAATCAGCCGCGCTTAATCTTACCAGTTCTCTAACTACTTTTAATCTTGTAATTATAGCCGCAATAGCTTGGTAGTAATTAGCTAAAATGTTATTTCCGAATCCTAAATTGAAAGGCTCGTTAATATCAATGAAGTGACACACCGGTATATTGTCCGCTACTCCTGTTGAATTGGATGGATTGCCGTCATCGTATTGCATACCCAAATAAGACAAATCCCATTCAGCAGCAGTCTTTTTTGTAAGCTGTAAAAGGCGCGGAACTTTCTTATTGCTTAACTCGCTCTGCATATAAATTCCTATTTGCGGAAGTATTCTGTTGCCTACTCCCAAATTGTTTAATCTGAAATTTGCATTGGTAGCAGCAAAGTCCATTTCGACAATATCCTTTTCGAGTTCTAAATTTCTGTTGTTTATTTGAATTACCCCATTTGCATCTACCGGCACAGGCTCGCCCCCGTCCTCCGACCATTTGAAATAATTGTTTTGCGCGTAATCATTTAGCATGAACTTAACTTCATGTGGCTCGCTGTAATCTATCTTATCCGACCAATCGTAAGCTAAATGTAAGTTTGAAGTAACTGAATCAAACTTTACAAACTTTACTGTATTTGTTGCTTCATTCACAATAGGAATAAGCCCAAACAAAAGCATGTAGTTTTTAATGAAAGTTGTTTGTGTCATGTCAGGCATGATAGCCGACACGTTCAGAAACTGATTGTAGCGCAACAACCTACCCCAATAAACTACTTCGCTAACGGTTACGGTAGAAGTATTATTTACAAAGTAACTTGAACTACTGCCAAAAGCATAAGCATTATTTGAAAACTCAACCGTGTAGTAAATTTCACGCTGCACAATTTGAACGGTAGTAGGATAAAGGTCGTGCGTAATCGTATGTATGCCTACTGATAAGTTTTGAGCAACCGGAACTACTGCGCTGTTCCATAATGTGCCGTCCGAATAATACGATTTGATATTTATTGTTACAAAGTTTACCGCGTCTGTAATATTCAAATCAATAGACAGGATCATTTTAAACTGCATATTGTCCTCAATCCGTAACGCCCTGTGGTTAGTATTTGGCACGTAATAGGGAAAGTCGTAATACAGTCCCGTGTAAGCCGAAACGGTATCGAAAGCAAAGTATTGAATACCGCCTTGAACGCTTGGCACTTCCATGTCTGCAATAATTTCCATCACGCCCTCATACTTTTCAGTAATAAAAGGCGCGGCTTCCACTGCGCTAAAATGTAAAGGCATTAAAAGGTTTTCGGAATCTTCTTCAACTTCATTTTCTAAAGTGTATCCAGCAACATCAAATATTTTTTGTAGTATGGTATTGACAAAAAATGAAGGAGGCATGTAGTCAACACGTATATTTGCGCTGTCATTATTACAGGCGAAGTTTGGGCTGTCCTCATGGTAATCTATTAACGCGTATATGTAGCCCCCTGTATTTAATCGAGAGGCAACAACATTACTCATAGTCCAAACATGGTCGAACTCTGAAAAATCTAAATCATAAAGTTTAACATCTGCCAGCGCGGTAAACAAATCAGAGTTAGCCCCATAAACTCTAACCGCGTAAACACTACCCGCGCTTTCAATTTCAGCAAACCTAATTTGCACATCTACGCCGTCCACCAATATTCTACACGGCAATCTTGTGTAAGGTAAAGTAGAAAGGTTGTTTACTATTTCGGGATTTTCTAAAACAGCTTTATTTCGGTTTGTCTTTGGCAGGTTGAAAGAATATGAACGCGCACCGCCACGCGAACCTATCTTAGAAATGTCAAACGAAGTATAGTCTACTTCTATTTGTTCGCTTCCAGTTAAGTCGCATAGTTGCAAGTTAATATATAGTTCAACCTTTGGCATCTATTGCGTTTGAACTTGTATTTGCTCCGCTACCACATAGCGAATAGTAATATCATACAGCTTATCCTTACTGCGATACTTAAAAAATGAATCGTTGTTTACTACAATCGGTGTCGCTGTTGTTCCGTCCCATTCCCAAACTTGAATCGAATAACGTAACTCATCTAAGAAGTCCGCTTGTGCTTTACTAATGTTCCCTGTGGAAATAGATTTACCTGTATAAATATCTTTGCGCTCGGAATATTGTAATTGGTAATCTGAATTTTTAAACGTATTCGCGTCACCAATTCTTACATCGTATTCACGCACACCCGGGAACACCCACTCTTTAATCGCGCCCTCACGTCCTAACCATCTTAAATTTACAGCACCTGTGCAACAACTAACAGTTTGCTCACTTGAACACGTTGCCGCCTTTTCAAATACTAAAGTGAATTGTCCGATTGAATCACCCGCGCTTGTTTGCTCGAAGCCCTCTATTGTTACTGTGTTTATTCCTGTTGCTAATGCTGAATAGTCAACACTAAAACCAACAACGGAAGCCGTATCAGCATCCTGCAAGCTATCTATTCCCGTTGGCAAACTACCAACAACCGAAGCCCACCAATTCGCATAGAACGGGCTTAAATCAAAATAGTGTAGTTCATCTATCCCATCGCATATTAAGTAGTTTTTTATCTGTGTTGCCATTGGTTGTATAGTTGTTGTTTCGCCAAATACTTTTTTACTTAGTAAAGCGAATAACGATAAGAATGAAAGTCCAATGAATTGTTTACGTTGCACATTATACCTCTAAGTAAAATACAGTTACAACAATAGGGCTGTCTCCAAGCGTTACAGCAGTTGCCGCGCTTATTGCAACAGCAGTATTTACAATCATGCTGTTATCTATTGGAGTTGGGTAGATTCTAATAGGACGGTAAACGTTCCCGCTAAACTCAATATCAAAATCAGCTTGCCTTGCCGATGGTGCTACACCTATAAACACACTACCCCCTGTAACAGAATAATCAGCACTCACATAAGTAGATTGCATTGAACCACTTACTATCTGAATAGCTTTACCCGCCACAGACGCAACTATTGTAACAGGTGTAGTGCCTAATGCCAAAACTTGTGCCGCTGATAATGTTACTGTTGCCTTTTTTAATTGAGCCTGTGAACCTGTTGAATAGCAAACTTTCCAACTTGTTCCAACACTCGCCTCTGTTCCGCCTGCGTTTGGAGCAATACAATAAACCAAGTCGCCAACACTAACAGTCTTACCACTACCACCGCCAATAATACCCGCAACCGTTACAATGTATTGGTCGCCTACTAACGCTTCGGGATAGTTAGGGTTCGCGCTACAATCAACTGCAACCGTTTCTTTTTGAGAGCATGGCAACCACATTGACGCGCTGTAATATTCTAAGCGGTTTGATGTTGTGTTGTAAATCTTTTGTCCCTCGAATGGAGTTAGTGCATCGCGTTGAACGGTTGTATATTCCTGTATGATGTTCTCATAAGAAGCTACAATGTTATCTAAGTGCGCTACTAATGCCGTCCGTGTAATCGGGTTTGGTAGTGCCACCGCGTCTGCGTAAAGTTGTGCCTTTGTTTTAATAGTTGCCATAAGTTTATTTTTATCCTGTTACGAAATCTGAATTTGCAAAGTCTGTTGGTGAAAATATTAGCACCACCGTATCATCACTACCATTATCAAAAGTTGAGCCGTTCACTACTAAACTACCGTCAATAATTATCTGTTGCGATTCGCCACAAGAAAAATAGTGATTACCTAAGTTGCCTCCGTTAAGCGAACGACCTGTGTCTACATAATCACGATTCAATTCGAGCGAAGTAATCGCGCTGTTAAGTGCCATTAGTTCGCCCCAATAAACACCGTCAATAATTATTGTAACCTTGTTGAATAGGTTATAGTAAACGGTGGACGCGCCTATTGTAGTAGTGTCGTTCGAATTTATTACGTCAAATATCTTATTGATGTAACCGGATATATTAACTACAAGTTGCCCGTCTAAATTCGGTTCGGGCGCAAACTCTGCAATCTTTGTATAAGGTAGTAGTGTTGCTAAATCTCCCGATTCATAGCCGCTATATAATTCAAATACTCCGTCTGTTACGAAAGTTAGATTGCCACTTGTAACAGGGAATCCTAAATCGAAAGCTGTTTCAGTTTGATACCATGTGTCGAATAAATAGTATGCAGTTACTTTGTGATACCCTTTATACACTCCGCTGTCAATGTAAATGTAACCGCCAATCGGAACGGAATTTAATCCGTCACCTGTAAACACAAACACAGCGAAGCCGTCCGAACCTATCACATTCAAAAGCGGAAACGTATTTGAATACTCGAAAGTAAAGCTTACATCCCGATGTGCGCTCACCCAGTAAAACGGTTTCTTTATTGCTATCATGCTATTGCAAGTATTTCTGATTTAATCGCGCTCACCGTGTTAAATATCAATTCGTCTTTTACATTCTGTATAAACGATTCGGTAAGTATTGAAGAAAGTAAATCACTCCCGCCCTGTTGCGCTATCAATGTTCCTTTGTCACCAATCTTTCTTTGAATAAGGAAAGCCAATGATTCTTTGCTAATCGTTCGCCCGCTCGCGTCAGCTTGCGGCA